GATAGCATGAGTAATGAGCGCACGGACGATAGCCCCTTCGGGTCCGGTAACAGCGCGCGGTCGAGAGAAGAAGACGGGCTCGTCCAGACTGAGGGCGGGCTCCCTGCCTGGTGTAGCTCTGTATGGCAGGCGCAACCATTCCAAGAGAAGATCCTGGCGTGCGAGGACGGTGTGTCGTTCTCAGTCGGGGGTGTCGGCTCGGGCAAGAGCGAGGCAGCGGCACTGCGTCTATTGAAATGGGCATTGAAATACCCACGACGTAAAGACGGTAACCCTACACGGTGGTATATTATTGGGCCGGAGTTCGCCCTAATCCGCCTAGAGCAGTTCCCCAAGATTCTAAATCATGCGCGTCGATTGACGGAGATTGGGTATGGTTCGATCGTGCGGCGCGTGGTCTACGGTATGGACCCTAAGATCATTCTACGCGACGGGCAAATGCTGCTCGGGCGTAGCGGCGACCAGTACCGTCGTATGGAAGGTAATGAAGTTGACGGCGTGTGGATGGACGAAGCACAGCGTCAACCGGAAATGGCGTTTGCTATCGCGTTAACACGCCTGCGGTCGTCCGACGACATTCGCGTTACGGTGTCCGCTAGCCCGGAGGACAGCCCTGGGTGGGTTTGGAGATTCATTAACGGTAAGGATAAACGATACAACGAATTCCGGGCGCAAATGATCCGGCACGGGCGTGGTGTGCGGATATTCCGGTGGCATTCCAAGGCGAATAAAACTAACTCAGAGGGTGTGCTGTCGATTATCGGTAGCGCCTTGGACGCGGCTTCGCAAGGCGCTAGCAACCAGAAGATAGGCGGCCGGTTCCCTGGCACGGACGAAGCCCCCGCGGTCGGGCACATGGTTTACGCCAAGGCTTTCATGCCTGAATTGAAATGTACTGCGGACGACGCCCACCCTTGGGCGCTCGGCTTTGATATCGGAGAAATCGACGACTTCACTTGGTTTACGGTCATGAGTCGTTCCGGTGTGGTGCTCTTTATGGAGCGGTTCAACGCCGGATCGCCCGGTATTAGTCGCGAAGGCTTTTACCCGTATGTCGAAACCAGAGCCATTAACCTGGTTAAGACCTGGAAGCTGCGTGCGCTCGCAATGGATATCGCTAAAGCCGGGAAACCGATATGGCAGAACCTAGAGATTAAACTTCCGGGAGTGTCGGTGCTAGGCGTCGATACCAGTAGTCGTGCCAAGAAAACGGAAATTGTCGACGGGCTGGCGTTGGGAGTCTCGAGCGGCGACGTTCGCATACCGGAGTGTTGGGTTATCGACGGGCGCAGTGTCACAGTCGACCATGTCGGGCAACTGCGTAAAGAATTCGAGGAAATCCGGCCGTTCGAGTATGCTCAGGGTAAGCACGCATGGAACCACCCGCCCGGCGGGCATGACGACGGTATTATTTCGGTAGGGTTGGCGCGTTTTGCGCTGGGACCGAAGAAGCGCGTTATCACAAAGCCGCGGACGCGGAACACGGGGGACGAGAATGAAGCGGGAGCGAGGGTGCCGTGGCAGATCGGACGCTGACAGCCGTGGCAGATAGGCCGGTGAAACAGACGGGTGCTCCAAGCGGCGGGGGTCCGGTGCCGACGGGGCTCTCGCTTACTGACGCGGAAGCGCGAGGCCGCCAGGACGCGCAAAACGGGCTCCCGCGCACGGCGTGCCCCTACCAGAACTACCCTGTGCGTGGCGCCCCGCGCGCATGGCGCGACGGCTGGGACTCCGTGTGCACGCCCCCGGCGGCACCCGGAGCCGCGCCCCCGGGGCCGCCTGTGACCACCCGCGAGCCCGTGGTGACGCTGCCTGGCGGCTACCCAAGCCCACGACACTGGCCGACGGACAAGGCGCTCCCCGCGGTTTACCGGCGCCCGGCGCGCGTCAGTCACCCGTGCCACAAGTGCCGGGCTGTCGTCGTTTGGACGCGAGACGATATGGTCGGGCTGTGGTGCCGGGGTTGCCAAGCGCGATTCAAAATGCGCGCGGTTTGAGTTGTAGGCAGGCCGGCGGTTTAGAGCCAAGCACAGCCCCTTGCGGCGACCGGTGCCGTGTGCAAACTGTGCACTATGGCAGCTACAGACGTTGACTGGGCGGCGTTCAAATCCGTCCTCGGCACAGCTCGAACCGCGTTGCAGAACGAGCAGTGGCTCCAAGCGCGTAAGTTCGCCGCGGAAGCCAAGGTCATTGCGATCTACAACGGAGCGTCCGTCGGCGCGGCCGGGACGTTCTTCACGACGGCAATGGAAGCCTGCTCAACGCTCATAGCGGATATCGAAAAACTCCAGATTTATGCCGCGCAGACAGGTCGCAGGCGGTTGATAAAGACGGGCCTGCAAAACGAGGGGCGTGCGCGCAACTTCCCCGGTAGTGGGGTGCGCTATGAGTGACCAGAGCCCTTGGCGCGCGACCTGGGCACAGCGCGCCAGTGACTTTGTGATCGGCATGGTGTCGCCGCGCCGCGCGGCTGTGCGCGCGCATTGGCGCCGGCTGGCTGGCGACTCCGACTACCGGCAGGCGTTCGAGTTGGGGTTGCGCGCCCGCGGTTACAAAGCCGCCGGGTTGTCGAAGAACCACACACCTTGGGCCGGCACGTCGCCTCGCTCGGCCGACGCTGAGATCAACGCGGATCTCTACACGATCCGCAACCGCTCGCGCGCTGCCAACCGCGACGACGCTCTGGCGGCTGGGATCCAACGCACGCTCGTGCGTGGCGTGGTAGGCACCGGGCTGCGTCCGCAGGCCCGCACGGGCTCGGAGATAAAGGACGAAGCTCTTGAGAAGGTCTGGAACAGCCGGAAGGATCAGCTCTCGCTCGGGGACGGTGGTCTGATCCACGGCAGTGTGCAGCGGCTGCGCTACGGCAAGATCGTTGAGGACGGTGAAATTCTCCTCCGGCCGGCTATCAACACGACCCGGCACCCCGACGGCTCCCGCGGACAGCAGGTGGCGCCGCTTTGGATCGAGAATATCGAAGCCGACCGACTCCAGACGCCCGCGGACGCTAAGCCCGAGGACGAGCAAGGGCGGATCGTCTACGGCGTCGAGAAGGACCGTAACGGCGTCGTCGTAGCCTACTGGATCCTGAATAAGCACCCGGGCGATACTGTACTGTGGAACACCAAGGTGGGTGCCAAAGCGGTTTCGTTCGTCTCGACCTTCTCGAAGTCGAATTTCAACCGCGTCCCGGCGGATCAAGTCTGTCACCACCGGTCGGGTGTCACACGTCCAGGGCAGACCAGGGGTGTCCCGATATGCGCTCCGGTCATGCAGGATCTTCGGGACCTTGACCTTTTCATGCTCGCCAGTCTCAAGAAATCACAAATTTCGGCCTGTTTGTCGGTGTTCCTGACGAGCACGGTCGCTACTACTGACCTGCTGGAATTGACGGCAGAGGACTACGGTTACCAGCTAGATCAGAAACTCGAACCTGGCATGATATTCCGCCTGTTCCCGGGCGAAAAGGCGGAATTCCTCACCCCCGCTGCTGGGGCGCCGGGAATTGAAGAATTCGTGTTCCTGTTGGTGCGCCGGATCGGTGCGTCGATCGGGCTTTCACCGCAGGCGATCCTGCGGGCCTGGGAGGGCGTCTCCTACTCGGGAGCACGTACGATCAAGATCGACGACCGGCAGACCTTCAAGGGGGAGCGCGCGGAATTCGGCGGGCATGTGCTGAATTGGGAGTGGCGGATCGTTCTCGAAGACGAGCTACTCCGCGGCAACCCGATTCTGGCGCAAGCGGGCGTTCTGATCGAAGATATCCAGGCTGTGGAGTGGATCGGGGACGAGGAACAGTGGGTTGACCCGCAGAGCGAAGCCAATGCGACTGACGTTATGCTGCGGATCGGGCTGACTAGCCCGCAGATCGAGTGCACGCGCCAGGGGCGCGACTATATCACAGTTCTGCGAGATAGGTTGAATGCCGAGAAACTTGAAGACGACATGCGTATCGAAATGGGCTTGCAGCCGCGACCGGCAATGCAACCCGGTAACGACAAGCCCATTCCAGATACGATCAAGCCCGAAAACCATACCGATAGCGCGGCCCCGGGCAAGAAAGACAAGAAAACACCGGCCCGCACCTTGGCGATCGACTGGGAGTCACTCGCCAAGTAGGTAGAACGCCGCGCGGGTTTGGACCCAAGCCTAGACGCTTGCGCTCTTTCGTAGTTTGTGCAAACCTTGCACACATGGCTGACAGGCTGCTTCGGTCGACGCTGGACGTGGAGGTGCGATCCATTGACGTGGATAAGCGCCAGGCCACGTTTGTCGCGTCGACTGAAAACCCCGTCAAAACCTGGGGCGATCCCGAAGTGCTCCGTATGTCGGGTATCGACCTTACGCGATACGAAAAGAACCCGGTGCTGCTCGATACGCACGGGCGTTACGGGCTGGATTCCGTTATCGGGAGTTGTTCGACTAAGATCCAAGGACGCAAGCTCTACGCCACCGCTACCTACGCGGATACCGAGCGCGGCGAGAACGCCTGGCGCCTGGTGCGGGACGGTCACGTCCGCGCTATGAGTATCGGCTACTCCGTCAACCCCAAGAAAGTCACTCGGCTTGGCGAAGGCTCTTTCGACGGCGAGGGCGCGGCCCGCGTCAAGGGTCCTTGCACGATCGCCAATGAGTGGCAGCTCCTAGAAATCTCGAATGTCCCGGTGCCGGCCGACGAGGACGCGGTCCGTCGGGACTTCTACCAGAACATTTTGAAGGAGAACCTCGTGGCCGACAACCAGAGCAATCGCGGAGTTATCGACCGCGCCATGGCGTCGGCGCAGCCGGCCGAAGTCGCGGCTGTTGCCATTGACACGCCCGTGCAGACCGCACCGGTGCGCGCCGTCGTGGCGGGTCAGGGCGACATGGAGGAGGAGCGCGCCGCGAGGCGGCACGAGGCGCTCCGGCGCTCGGTTGCTGCGATCACACCGCGTGGTCTCGAAGGCGCGGCCGAAGACTGCCTTCTGCGCGGCCTCGACCTGGCGCAGACGCGCGCCAAGTTGCTTGAGGCGCAGGCGGCTCGTTACCAGCCCGTCGGCACTCTCGAGCCTTCGGCTGTTCCGACGCGAACGGAAATCGAAGCCCGGGCCGCCGGCCAGGCGCAGGCGGGTCTTCCCGACTACGTCACGGACGAAGTCCTGGTGCGCGGTCTCGAGAACCTCTCGATTTGATCCGGTCAACACCGGTCAACTGAAAACAAACCCCGATACCCGAGCTATTCGGGCTGGAGAGAAACATGGCGGCTGTGAATCTCGGGTGTACGTGGAAGTACAACATGTGGGACGGTGCGCCCCCCACGAAGTTCCCGCTGCTGTTCGGCGCGGGCGCAACCACAGCGATCAAGTCTGGCGAAATCCTGGACTACGCGACGGGCACGGCAGTGCCGCTCGCGTCCGACAAGGCCATGTCGAAGATCATTGCCATTGCGGACTGCGAAATTCGGTCGGGCGACCTCGCAGGCTACCGCAAAGCGATCATTCCGCGACTGGGCGACGTGTTCGAGTACTCGCTGGCGGCGGCTTCGGCGCCTGCGGTCGGCGCCAACCTGTACTGGAGTGACTCCGAGACGCTCAAAGTGGCCGGCGCAAACGTCCTCGCTGTCGTGGTGGACGACTCGCTGATCCCGCTCCAGGGGTTCAACAGCGTCAATCCGTCGTACGACGCAGGCGTTGTGCTGCGCACGACGGGCAAGGTGCGCCTCGTGTTCCTGAACGCGGTCTCATACATGGGCGTTATCCAGCCCTGATACGGGGTAACCCGTACGTCTGGACAACCCAAAACATACAGGAATCCACACAGGAGTAGATACGTGATTGACCCGAACACTGGCACCAACCGCATGATTCAGCCGACGTGTGCCCGTGCGCGGGCGGGCATGCCGGCGCCGGAAATGAAGAAGTTCATTTCCAACGACCTCGGCATGCGCCGGAACGTGCTCGACGCCGCGGCCCTCGGGGACCTGGCAAAGCGGCACCCCGAGACGTTCATGGCGCGCGTCCAGGACTTGATCGACGCTGGCAAGTTCGGTCTCCGTGGGGTGCGTGACCTCAAAGGACTGTTCCGCACGTTTTTCCCGATCAACGTTAAGACCGAAATCGACCTCGGTAGCGGGACGCGTGCTGTCGTTGACACGTCTGCGTTCCCGCTCCTCATGGGTAGTCTCGTTGTGGACGAGATCAACCGTGCTTACGCGGAAGTCCCCACGATCGGGCAGGAACTCTGTCGCGATATGGACAGCGACAAGAAATTCGCCCACGTCGTCAAGATCGTCAACAATGTCGGGCAGGAACTCGAAGTCAAAGAAGGCAATGAATTCCCCATGATTTCGGCTGGGGAGCAGTTCTCCGTTATCGGTCACAAGCGGAAAGGTTTCCAGCTCGCGCTCTCCCAGGAAGTGCTGGAGGAGAACGACGTGGGCAACTTCCTCGCTCTGGTGGATCAGGGTGGGCAGTTCGCTGCGGAGTTGATCGAGGAGCAGACGCTCTCCCGCGTCTATGACCAGAACGGGTCGGCTACGGCGCCCGGTGAGCCCTACGTTTACCGGCCCGGCGGTGCGGGAACCCCGCTCTACACCACGTCGCTGACGGCTTTCGCACAGGCGCCGTCGGGCACGAGAATCAACAACAACCCGCTGGCGTCGAGCGTCAATCTGGACGCGGCTCGTCTCGTCCTCGCGAACATGCGCAACACGCGTGGGCGCCGGATCGGCATTCCCATGTCGGAGACGGTGTGCGTCGTCCCGGACGCGCTCCTCGCGTCGATTCTCAAGATCACGCGATCGGAACTCGAGCCCGGCGTGTTCAACGAAGAAAACAACTGGGGTCCGAAGGGCTCGTTCCGGCCTTCGATCGCTTCGAGCCCGAAGATCGACGATATCACAACTTCGGCGTGGCTCTACGGCGCCCCGCAACGCCAGTTTATTCGCAAGTGGAAGATCCGGCTGGAGACGGTGTCGGTCTACAGCGATCCCATGACGTACGCGAAGACGCGCGAGGCATACCGCACGCGTGTTTGCTGGGACGTGGAAATCGGCACGAACGACTCGGTTTTCATGATCCAGAACCTGGCTGACGTGACGGCGCCGGCCGCGGCTACCACCGGTATCTGATACCGGTGCTCGCAGGGTAGCCGTGTTGGCTACCCTGCTCCAAGCGATATCACACAGGGAGCGTTTATCATGACGACGGTGCGTAAGTTCCTTGCCATGGGCGTGGCGCTCCTTGTGGGTGTCGTGGCGGTCATGGCTGTGCAGGCTGCGGAAGTGGACACGCAGAAACGCCTGTTCGACCGCGAGCAACTCCAGGTGCACACCGGGGTGGCTCTGGTCAACTCCGCGACGGCCGACTACTCGAAGTGGCAACCGCTGGTCACGATCGCGCCGGATAGCCAACACGCGCTCTACTCGTGCCGCGTTGTGCTCGACCTCGGGCTCGCGACGACGGGCTTTGGCGCGGTCTACACGTCCGGCACGATCACGGCAACGGTGCAGCGCAAGGTAGACGGCACCAACTGGCGCAACGCGAACAACCTCGCGACGGCGACGGTGACTGGCACGCTGGCCGGTGCAACCGGCGAGCAACTGTCAATCGACTTCGACCTCTCGTCAATCGGACCCACCGAAGGTGCTCGGATCGCGATTCGTATTTCGTCCGTGTCTAACACGAACGTGTCAATCCCCTACGTGGTGTACTACCGCGCCGGCTCCAAGGCGACGTTCACCCCCGCGTCTTGAAGGTGGTTGCCCGTGGGAATGAGCCGTTCGCAATGCTCGCAACAGATTGTATACCTGCTCAATTCCACGGGATTGCTTGGCGCAGGTAACTCCGCTTTTGAAGCGGTTTTACCGGTAGAGGAGTATCTCGCAAGCGAGTTGACGCTTCCGCTCGCAGCCGTCGAGATCATGGATTCCGTCTACGATCGCGATACGATCGGACGTATTGAATCCACAATGTATCGGGTCTCCGTTGTCGGCGCGCCAGTCTCGGAGCCCAAGGTCTCGAATTACGTGGCTTCGGGCGGATCGGTTTCGAGCCAGCACTCGGTCGAGAACCTGATTCGCCAAATCCTACTGGCGTTGACGGCTGGTGCCTACCCTTCCGGTGCTCCGGCTACGGGCGTGCCGCCCGGCACGTTTGTGAACGCTCTACACGGTTTCCAGGGCACAGTTTCCAAGGTCTCACAAGAGCGTATTGTTGTTGCGCTCGGCGCTGAGTTTTCAATCGCTGACCTCGAGATCATGGTTTCAGACACCACATACGCCGATTATTACCACCCCATTGCCGGGCTCCGAGCCACGCCCGGGGCGGCGCATGCGGTGGCGCTCGCCTGGGACGCAACACTCGGCTTGAACTACGCGGGCGGTTCATTGCCGCGTCGTTACGATCACTTTGCGGTCGTGCTGCGGCGCGGTATCAACCCGGGCGACCCCGCCCCGGTGCTGGCTACTGACGGTGTCGGAGTGACGATTTCAAACAATACGGCGAGCGACGCTGGTAGCGGTGCTGGGCAGGTTTTTAATTACTCCCTGTTTCGACAATATACGGCTGTTGCACCTGGCGATCAGGTGGCGCGGTCTACGGTTTCTGTGACGACCACGTAGGAGGTTGCTGTGCGCGGTAGATTCTTGTTCGCCATGTCGGCACTGATCCTCGCGTTTGCCGTCGGCGCGGGTTTGCGGGCACATGCCGCGTCTGGGCAGCACGGGGAGCCGTCGAACGGCACCGTGGCGATCGGCTACGAACCTGACCGGCAGACGGCGGCGGCGCGCACCAGCGTCGGTCTCGGGCCGGCGGATTCCACGTCCATTGCCGTGCTTACCTCGACCACGACGGGCGAGCTTGCCGTCTTCGGCAAGCCGAACCTGCGTATCGACGGCGTGTTTACCGTGGCTGCGCAAACCTGCGTGGTGTCGGTTCTGTTCTGTTACAAGGACAGCGCAGGCACGATCAAAAATACCTGGTGGTCCACGCCAACAACGCTGACGGCGTCCGCGCTCCCCGGGCCGGCTAACACCGGGTTTGCCACAGCACCTGGTTTTGTTTATGACACGGGCGGGGCAACGCACGCTCGCCTGGTTTGTACGACCTTGCCCGGGTCCGGCACGGTCGATTTCTACGCCGGCACGCACTGATGCCGCGGACAGGAGAACCCGTGCGGACAACGCGCTTTACCCATGCCGTGGTCGCGCTGCTGGCGCTCCCCAGCTTCGTGCTGGCCGGCCCTGGCGCCACAGGCCAGGCGATTCAGCAAATGTTCCAGGCGCCTGTTGTCGTGCAGACCACGCCGACCGACGGTCAGTTGCTGACCTACAACGGTGCTGCGCGCCAGTGGCGCGCGGCTGCGGCGGCGGGTGTTTCGTCGCTGGCCGGCACTCCGAATCAGGTCACGATTACCGGTGTGGGCGCGCTCACAGCCTCGCTGCCGGCGACGGTCGTTCTGCCCGGCACGCTGACGACCGGCGGTCTGGTCACGTTCGCGGACGGGAATAACCTGGCTGTCGGAACGACGACGGGCACCCAGATCGCCACAGCGACCACCCAGAAAATCGCGTTCTATGGCGCGACGCCGGTGGTCCAGATCTCAGGCGCAACGGACGTGCTGGCCGGGCTCGCGACGCTCGGGCTACGGGCCGCTTCGGCCAATCCTCCGCTCAATCTCGGGACGGGTGCGGTCACTGCCGGCACCGGGACTTTCTCGGGCGCTCTCTCGTCTGGTGCGGCGGCCGGCACGACCGGTTCGCTGAAACTACTCGGGACGACCTCCGGTACTTGCACGATCACCGTCCCTGCTGTGGCGGGCACCCCGACATTCACTCTACCTGCCGCGGTCGGCGCAGCCGGCCAGGTGCTGACCGACGCCGCGGGTACGGGCGTCCTCTCCTGGACGACGATTTCCGCGGGCGTTACCTCGGTCACTGGGACGACGAACCAAGTCACGGCGAGTCCCACGACGGGCGCGGTCGTCCTGACACTGCCGGCGACGATCGTTTGTCCAGGCACAATATCGGCACCGGGCGCGGGGGCGAGTTCGGAACGGTTCGGAGCGGGCGCTACGGCGGCCGGCGCGAGTTCAGTGGCGTTGGGCGGTTCGGCCACCTGCCCCTACGCCTCCTCCGTTGTCATTGGACAGGGCGCGACCACAGCCAGCTCGCTCAGCGTCACGATCGGGCAAGGCGCTACCGGCGGTAACCAGTGCACGGTAGTCGGCCAGGGGACTTCCGCCAACGGGGCTCTATTCTGCGTAGTCCTCGGCGGGCAGAATAATAGCAATAGCCGTCAGAATTGCGTTGCTATTGGTTACGGATCCTCGCCCGGCTTTGATAATTGCATTGTGCTTGGCGTCAACGCCGCCGCTGCGGCTGCTAATCAGTTGGTGCTGGGCTCGAACGGTACTCCAATCAGTAATGCTTATATCGGTAAAGGCGTGACTAACGCCACACCGGCTGCGGTGACGCTCCAGGCGACTGGTGGCTCCGGTGCCGGTGTTGCGGGTGTCTTGTTTACGATCAACGGCACGGTTGCCGGCGACGCCGCGACCACCGGCGGCGCTGTCGCTATCGCGACGGCAAAGGCTGGCGCCGGCCAGACGCTGGTGGAACGGCTGCGCTGGACGGCAGACGGCGCAGAGGACTACACCGGAATCGCGACCGGTTCCGCGCCTGCACTCTCGGCGGCAGGGCATGGGCGCCTCTACTACGATTCGACGCTCAACAGTTACATGCTATCGGCCAACGGCGGGGCCTACGCCGCACTCGCCGCGGGCGGCGTTACCTCGGTCACTGGGACGACGAACCAGGTCACCGCGAGTCCCACGACGGGCGCGGTCGTCCTGACACTGCCGGCGACGGTCGTTTGTCCAGGCACGATATCGGCACCGGGCGGCACCAACTCGGAGCGGTTCGGGGCCAGTGCCACCGCGGCCGGCAGCAACAACGTCGCTGTGGGGCAGGGGGCTATCGCCGGCAGCGGCAACAACAATGTCGCCGTAGGGCAAGGCGCTACCTGCGGGGCTGGTGCTGGCTGGAACACGGTCGTTGGCACTACGGCGGCGGCGACGGCGCAGGGGAATACTCTGTTTGGTTACCTGGCGCTGTCTAACAGTAACTACGCGACGGCTGTTGGCTACGGCACGACAGCCAACGGTGTCGGCGCCACAGCGGTCGGATCCTGGGACGGCGTGCGGCTGACGTTGTGTAACTTCCTCGGGTCGGTAGCTATTGGCGCGGGCGCGCAGGCTACCGCGTCGAGTCAACTCGTGATCGGGTCGTCTACGCTCAACTACGGGATCACGCAGGTTGTGATCGGTGGCGGCGTGTCGGCGGGAAGCCCGATCGCGACCGTTACCTACACGACCACGAACGGCTCCGGGGCAGGCGTCACTGGGACGAACATGGTTTTCCAGGGCTCACTGGCCGGCGACGCCGCGACGGCTGGCGGCTACCTCGAGTTTCAGACGGCTCCTGCTGGCTCCGGCCAGACTCCGGCCGCGCGGCTCAGGATCACGCCGGCTGGGCTCCTGGCTATCGGCGGCGTGTCGGCCAGTTTCCCGGCACTCAAGCGCGTGACCACGTCAGTGGCGTTTCGGCTCGCGGACGATAGCGCAGATGCGCCGATTACAGCCGCCGCAGGCACGTTCTCAGGTGCTCTCTCGTCTGGCGTTGCCGGCACGACCGGTTCGCTGAAACTACTCGGGACGACCTCTGGTACTTGCACGATCACCGTCCCTGCTGTGGCGGGCACCCCGACATTCACCTTGCCAGCCGCGATCGGTAGCGCCGGCCAGGTGCTGACGGACGTGTCAGGCACAGGTGTTCTCTCGTGGGCTACACCGGCCGCGGGCGGGGTGTCTTCGGTTACCGGAACGACGAACCAGATCACCGCGAGTCCGACAACCGGAGCCGTGGTTCTGACGTTGCCGGCTACGATCGTTTGCCCTGGCACGATTTCGGTTCCCGGCGCGGGGGCGGGTTCGGAGCGTTTCGGGGCGGGGAGCATAGCCGCCGGAGCGTTGGCAACGGCTATCGGTCCGTACTCTTCCGGGTTCGGTGTGAACTCGGTCGCGCTCGGCTATAGCGCCTCTGGATCCGCGTCGGGCGCTGTAGCTCTCGGTACCGGTGCAAACGCCTCGGGAGTAGGTGCGGTAAGCATTGGCTTGAATGCAGTAGCGGCATACACATCTACGGCTATCGGAAACGCGTCTACCGCCACTAAGAATAACCAGTTTATTTCCGGGTCAGCGACTCAGGCGATAACTGAGGTGCTGTTCGGCAACGGCGCCACTAGCGGCACGCCGCAAGCCACCACTACCGTTACCACAACCAATGGCAGCGGCACAAACATTACGGGCACGACGCTGGCGTTGGCGGGCGGGCTCGGCACAGGCACCGGCGCGTCCGGCGACTGTGCGTTGCAGACCGGTTACAAACTGACCACCGGTACGACCGTCCAGACACTCGGGGATCGTCTGCGGGCCGCCGGCAAGGTTACTGCGCTCTCGTTGACGAGCGCAACGGCTACCAACTTCGTGCAGCTCGAGGTTCCTACGAGCAACAGTTCGGGCGGGTGCCAGGTCTTCTACACGATCGAAGCCAACGACGGCACCAACTGGAACACCGCGAGTGGCGCGTTTTCGGTCGCTGCAAGCAACAAAGCCGGCACGGTCACCGCGACGGCGACGGCGATCTCTCTGGAAGCGACCAACGCCAACAGCGGCACGCTCACTGCCGGTAACACGGCAGTGGCTGTTTCGGGGACTTCGGTGCAGATCAAAGTCACGCCGGTTTGGACAGTCATTGTACCGACCACGGTGCAGATTTCTTATACCGTTATCGCATTCGGTAACGGGACCACGGTTACACCGCAGTAGGAGTATCGTATATGATGATTTCCGGCTCGCCCCCGGGCGGGGTCTCTGGCTATCCGAGTGTGCAACAGATCCAGGTGACGTGCTCAGCCGACGCTGACGCCGGGCCGTATTCGATTGCGCACGGTATGGGCTCGACCCCGCGGGTGTGTCTGGTCTACAGCACGAACGCGCAAGGCAACACCGCGCTCGACGGGCCGCCGTCGGTGGACGCGCAGAACGTTGTCCTCAAGAAGAAGCCCGTCGTGGGATCCGGCGGGGCGCAGTGGATTGTTGTTTTGGTTGCAGCCGACGCGGTTCTGGCGCATGATATCTACGTGAAGGGTTATTCGATCCTGACCCAAGGACCGTGATCCTGACCCAAGGACCTTGAAGGGGTACATGTGCGCAAGATCACCGGGATTCTCGGAGTCGTTCTGCTGGTTGCGTTCGCGGCTTTTGCGGCTGGGCAGGGGGCGCCGCCGGCACTCCCCGCGGGCGCGAAGACGTTTGAACTCGACCCCAACGAGGCCGCGGCGTGGGCGTGGTACCTGACGGAGTCGGGGAAACTGAACGCTCTCGCGCAACGTATGCTCGACTCCAGCAAGAAGGCGCGCGGGCTCAAACAGGACGACAAACTGTACTACGAGGGCACGCGCAACTGTCTGGTGCTGCTGGCGCCGGACGCAGCTCCGGTGGGCAGCAAGTAGGGAGTTTGTCATGGGTACGTCCACAGACGCGGAGCGGTTGGCGCTCGCAGTCAAGAACCCAGGACGGTTTATTCTCGCACCCACCACGACGAGTGGCCCGTGGCCTTACGGCGGCACGTCTCTCGGGCTCGTTACTGAATGCGAGCTTGATTGGGACGTGCTTATCACTCTGAAGCGCGATCCCGCGTCGGGGGCCATTGTGGAAGCCAGCCGCGGAGTCGAAACGCCGATCCTGACGTGCGTTATCGACGGCGTGGCATGGGACGAGGACGTGCTCGCTGCGGTGTTTACTCGCACGTCTGGTGCGCTGCCGGTAACGTCGCCCGCCGAAGTGCAGATCGGCGGCACGGCGATCCCGGCGGTTGTCCCTGCTTGGCAACCGGTGTTGTTTGCCGCTCTCGATCCCAGGCACAAGAGTATTTATTTCAGGCGACCTATACCGCTGCTTTCGCTGCGCTCGGCTGTGGCTTTTGCGCAGAATAGGAAAGCCGGGTTGCCGGTTAAATTCATTCCTACGCCCGATACTGCATGGGCTACGACCCCGCCATGGCAGATCAGCCGGCTTGAGAACATTACGCTGTGAGTGCGGTGAGCGTGCTACGGCAGCTCATGCGCGCGGGGGCGTGCGGCGACGACGCGCAGACGCTTGCGGAGTTGGACCGCGCGGCGTTGCTCGTGCGGCGCGCGGGGCTGGTCCACCTGGTCACAGACGTGACCGAAGTTGAAGCCGAGGCGTTGGCCCGCGCGGGGGTCACCGTGGCCCGCGAGGACGCGATCCTGCTTGTGGACGCGTTGTTAGATCCGCCCGCCGCGTTGGAGCCTTTTGACGGGGGCGCGTCGAAGCGTCAACAAACGCTTGCGTGGGCGCGTCGCGCGCCAGTGGAGGTTGCGCATGGGACGCAGTAGGTCCGGCGGGGGCGGCACAGGTGGTGTCAACCCGCAAATGCAGCAAATGGCGACCGAACGCAACGCGAGCAACCAAAAGGTCGTGGACGCGCTCGATCGGCTCGCGCGCAACCTGGGCGGCGGCGGCGGCGGCGGCG